TGCATCAGATCCAGCACCTCAAGTAGCTGCTGTTGATACTGCAGATGATGATGATGAAAGTTTGAGTTTCTTTAAGAAATTAGCAGACTAATAATCACAGGGTGGGTCTTCGGGCCCACTCTAATTATGCCCCACCGGCAAACATATCATAAGCATGATCACCCTTATTTTCTGATTTACCAACACCTGGACTTGGAGTCATATTAATATCTCCACCTCCACCACCGCCACCATTATTATTTGTAACACTATTATCAATGTTATTAATAACTGTGCCACCTCCGCCGCCACTACTTTCTGCAGCTGCTCCATCAACTTTATTAGCTCCACTAATAGCTTCTCTAAGTACTTTAATGTTTGCTGCAGCATCAGCAAATTTTATATCAGGACTTGCAAGACCTTTAAATACTATATCTTTTTTTAACCCAAACCAACCACCATCAATTTCACCACCCATGATTGCAGCTTCAATTGCTGGTACAGATTTAGCTAAATCTTTAGCAAAGTCTTCCATATGCATATCTTTGCCAGAAAACTTCAAACCTGATATGTTAGCTAACGCTCCTGCTAATTTTTCTATTGCAGTTGCCCCTTTGTCTAATTTATCAGCATCATCAGCAATTTTTGAAATTTGTGTAAAAGGAGAAACACTTCCTGTTAAGAAACCAACTATAGAAGCTCCAGCGTTTGCTAATGAGCCAACAAACTCACCTGCGCTGAATAGTAATAGACCAGCTGATAAGCCAGCCATAGTTTTTAGAAAGGCGCCTACCTTACCAGTCTTTTCATCACCTTGGCCTTCTGATAACTCTGTTATAGATAATAATTTTTCAACTTCATTGTAAACTTTATCAGCAAAACTAGTACCTGATGTCCATTGTGATATACCCTCAGCTGCACCAGTAGCTGCTGCATTAGCACCTTTTCCTATTGAGAATGCAAGAAGACCTAAACCTATACCACCCATAGTTAAACCAAAGTCTATTACGTTTGCTCCTGTTACACCTGGTAAGTCTAATATACTTAATAATACTTTAACTTCTTCTTTAATTTTTTCGGCAAAACTTGAACCTGTAAAAGCTGTTACAGCATCTGCCATACCACCAACAACTACACCACTAGCTTTACCAGCATTGAATGCTAATAGTCCTAAACCAACAGCAGCCATCACTAATGGAAAAGCAGCTACATCTTTAAAGTTAACATTTTCTAAGTCCATTATACTTAATAATGTTTTAACTTGGTCGTATGTTTTTTGGGCAAAGTCTTGTTCACCAAAACCTTTAACAGCTGTACCTATACCTTGAACAGCTACACCAGAAGCAGCACCAGCATTAAATGCTAATAGACCTAAACCAATAGCACCCATAGTTGCAGCAAAACCAGTTACATCTTTAATGTTAACATTATCTAAGTCCATTATACTTAATAATGTTTCAACTTGGTCAACAGTTTTTTGAGCCCATCCTTCTTCTTGGAACTTTGAAATAGCTCCATCAATACCTTGTACAGCTACACCTGTAGCAGCACCAGCATTGAATGCTAGTAACCCTAAACCAATAGCACCTAAAGTAGCTGCTAAGCCAGTAATATTTTTTGCACTAGCATTTGGTAAGTCAAATATAGTTAATAACGTACCTATATTCTTTTTTACACCTGATGCCCAATCCCTCTCAAAATACTCAACTGCAGTTGCCATACCAGCACCAGTACTAAAGACTATAAGACCTGCACCAATAGCAGCCAATGCTCCGGCAGTACCAAATACGGCTTCAGCTTTATCACCAGTATCACCAGGAATAGAACTTGGAATAGTTAATAATGTTAATATGTTTTCTTTAACAGCCTTACCATCAAATTCAGCAAGTTGTTTTATAAGATAACCACCACCAGCAAATAAAGCACCAAGTCCTGCCAAACCAATACCAACACCTGCTAAAGCAGCAAGCCCTTTACCAGCTCCTTTAGGTATTCCTATTCCACCTTTTTCTTTTGGTTTTGCTCCACTTGCAACGCCTGCAGCACCACCTGCAGCGCCTGCAGCACCACCTTGTTGTGGGGGAGGTTTGAATTGTTCTCTTGCGCTTTCGTATTGTTTTTCTGTTGTGGCTTTAATTAAAACCTTTTGTCCACCAATTAGTTCACTAAAGTTAGCGCCACTTTCAGATCTAAAAGCATCAATTGACTTGTGCAGATCTGTTAAAGCATCTATCTGTCTTATTTTACTAACTGGCATTTTTGTTAAATCCTATTTCTATTTGCCTGAACCAGATTTACTAGAACCTGTATATAAACCAAACCACGCAGCTCCAGCACCAACCACAACAGAAACTAAACCACTTTGTTCCATTGATGGTGCTTGTAATGCCATATACCATACTACTACTTTATATAATAAGTAGATGTACATTGAGATAAAGACTCTAGGAAATATTCTCCATTGATCAAACATATGAGCCATGTCCACCCATCTTTGATATTTGTTACTTTTAGCTGAGTCCTGCTCCGGCATTGCTTTGCTTCCTTTTCTCTTCTACCTCTTTGACATGTTCTTCTAATAAACTATAATAGATATCTCTTTCAAAAGGGTACAGTTGTTCTATATCTTGTATTCCATACTGATAATGATTAACCATACTAAAGATTAATCTATAATAACCAGCCGCGTCTAAGTGGCTCAGGCAGATTGAAAAAAATCAGCAAGACCTGTAAATGTTCTTGACTTTGTTTTCTTTCCAACTTTATATTCTACTGTGTGTTGCAGCTTAGGCATTTCATCAAAGAATTTTTGGATGTCTCTAAAGTTTTGAGATGTTAATGAATCTAAAAATTCTTTTACTTCTGCTTTACTAAAATCTTTTAACTCCATAACTTCTTCACCTTGTACTACTTTATCGATACACATTTCAATCATTTCAAATGTAACATCAACCGCTTCTTCACTTTTAATATTAGACAATGTTGTATATGATGGGTACTTCATTTCAAGAGAAACATCATTACCTAAGGCAACCATGTTAGTATGATTTTCAGTGTGTTGTACTTCAACATCATTTAAATCAATTTCTATCTTACTCTCTTCACCATCATCTTCTGTCATATTAAATTTAGCTATATCACTAACGGAATTAGCTCTTAGTTTTAAAAATATATATTCCAAATCAAATGTAGGAGTACTGTCTATATTAATGTCTCCTTCAATAATACAATTGTTAACTATTTGTTTAACTGCTAAGATCAAATCTTTTGATTTAGTTGATCCTTGTGCCAACAGTAAAATCTTTTCTTCTTTAACTAAAAAAGGTCGGTACTTCAATGTTGCCTTTGTAGAAGGTATCGTCAATTCAAATGTTGGGTGTTTCATAATTGGTAATGCCATTTTATATCTCCATAATTTTTACCATGTAATAAATCTATTTATGTAGGCAACGTTATAGGTCTTCCACTCATACCTGTTGCCGCTGTTATTGGTTTTCTTGTACCTACTGTTGCTTTAGGCACAGCTAATGTTGTTGCAGACTCAGCTTGACTTATTGCTGGAGCTCCAACTCCATATTGTCTTATATCATATGTTCTGAATGTAAATTGAACAGGAAGTAAACCAAAGCTATCTGTTTCAGACCATGCTGTATTTACGTCAGCTACTTGCATAGGAAAAGCTTCGTAAAGATGATACTGAATTATATTCTCTTGTTTTTGATCCAAACAATATATATCTATTTCACAAAGATACTCATCTCTATAACCAATTTCAAATAATTGTTTACCACGTGCATCAGCTCCATGTTCTCCAGTTTCATCATATTGGTAATTAACTATTGCATTGGTCCAAGCTCTAAACATACTTAATACCATACCTCTTTGATCTATAAAAAATGTTAAAGGTATGTCTGTAACCATAGCTCCAAAAGGACGTCTATCAAACGTACCCATATTTTGTCTTCTATGATCACTTGTAATAATTTGCACGCCAGGTAGTGAAGCTGAGTTACAAAGAAACTTCATATCCTGTACTGAGTTGCGTACATAGGCAGGAGTCTTTGCACCTGGATGAATTTCTACCACGTATCTATTTGGTTGCCATAAACCATTGATATTTGAATCATTTAATTTAGCTTTAAATTTATTAATGCTAAATCTTGAATCGTTACCAGCTGCTCCTTTATTCCTATTCATTAGTATATCAGCTATACCAACAGCTGTACCAAATATAGGTCCAAATCTACTAGGCATTATTTTATCCTCTTCCCTTCATTCTTGTATCTTTCCATACCTGTGCTGCACTAGCACCCCTAAATGTTCTAGTCATAGGCATAAACAATGCCATGTTCCATTCTTTAGGATATATGGTTACAATACGAGATTGTATGTTAGTATTTAGGTATCTTTTCAAGCATCCCTTATACCATTTTAGTCTTCTATATCTTTTTAATATTTTATATGGTTGAGGCATCATTTCTAATTTATCTTTATCTTGTAGCTCTTGTCCTTCTTGTAGTGGTAAAAATTGATATAAAGCATCCATAACATTAGCTCTAAGCATGGGAGGTAAGTAATGCATATTTAACATCAAGAACCCACCAGGATAGCTATCTATAACAAACCCCAAAGGATATTTATCATAGTAAGGTAAAGTTTTTTTACCAATAGGATCATATTGAAACATAACCATTCTACCCCATTCATATCTACCTTGTCTTAATCTCTTTTTAAATCTTTGTGGTGTATGAGCTTGAGGGTCATTTCCTCTTACAATTTGTAAAGGACGTGTTGGTGTAATACTGGTTTGTTCTTGAAACCAATCAACAGCAGCATCAACATTTTTACCTGATGGTCCTCCTTGTTCTAATAATTTTTTAAATATAAATGCAGCCATTATACGCCTAAGTTATCTTCTGTTATTAATTTGAAGTCCCAATTTCTATCTTTACAAAAATGATCAGCGGCTCTCCATTTAGCTTCATTAATACCATACGTCTTTACTTGATTGATAAAACGTCTTGGATGTTTCTTACGTAACTCCATAAGTGGAGGCTTACATTGAGCTTTTGGTTTAACTTCTAATACTGATATATTTATCTTTCCATCCCGGTTCTTCTTCTTTACCCAGAAGTCTGGGAAGTATCTATGAACCTTACCATCAATAGGACTTCTGTAAGCAATACAAAATTCTTCGCTTGACCACAGGATAACGTCTGTATGTTTGTCTAAATAGGACATAAGCTTACGCTCCCACAAACTCCTATAAATAATGTTAGTGGGATTACCCTTATACTTGGAAGGGTTCTTAGGGGTAAATTTGCCTTTGTAAGCCATGTAACTATTTAGGAGGAATAACTATGACAGATCTACCAATGGGTGCAGGTCAAAAAAGAATAAAGAAATTAATTGCACCACCAGAAGCTATGATGGCTAAAAAAAGAAGAGACACGGTAGGGTCTGAACAAGCTGGTGATGATACGTTAGTATTTCCTTTAGATTTATCTACACACTATATGGCACTTCAATTTTATAGGTATGTGTTTAAAGATGATTCATTCCAAGAAAGAAAATTACATAAGACAATATTGTTACCTGTTCCATTACAACTAGTTGAAACATTAAACATACAGTATAATGAATCGTCACTTGGAGCAATACGTGGACAGTTATCTGACTTAGCAGCACGTGGAGATCTAGAAGGAGCAGCTGACTTAGGTGCTACGTTAGTCAAATCTACTGCAAAAACTGCTGGAGCTGCAGTAACAGGTGGACTTTCTAATCTTAAAGATACTGTTAGAGAATCAGGTAGTAGTTTAGGTATAGGTATGTTGGCTATGGGCAAGTTTGGTAGAGGTGGCCAAGGAGCAGTTGCTGCAGGTTTAAATAGATTCTTTGGCTCAGCACCTAATCCAATGATCACAACTTTATTTCAAGGCGTAGGATTAAGATCCCATAGTTTCAATTGGAAGTTAGCTCCATCAAGTAAACAAGAGTCTGATGTATTAGCAAAAATATTAGACTCATTAAGAG